ATTGATTCATCATAATACTTTCTTTGTTTTGACAACAATGAAGGGGTTTCTTACTGCGAATCCTAAGGCGATTGTTGTTTTGTTTGAATCTGAATCAGCCATAACGAAAACCTCTCTTGAAAATTTCGGTATTGACACAAAAAGAGTAATGGTTCTTCCTGTTGAAACTGTTGAACGTTTCAGACACCAATGTTTAAGCCTTCTGATTAAATACGGAGAGCAACCAGAATCAGAAAGGAGACCGATTCTTATCATTCTTGATTCCCTTGGAATGCTGTCTACTGAAAAAGAAATGGGTGATATTACAGAAGGGAAGGACACAAAAGACATGACAAGAGCGCAGATCATTAAAGCGGCTTTTCGGGTCTTGACGTTGAAACTCGGTAAACTTGGAATTCCGTTTCTTCTAACGAACCATTCTTATCAGACCATGGGAATGTTTGCTCAAACTGTTCAAGGTGGCGGGTCCGGCCCTGAGTATGCGGCGTCCACAATCGTTTTCTTGTCAAAGAAGAAAGACAAGCTAGGGAACGAAGTCGTGGGCAATATCATTCACTGTAAGCTGAATAAAGGCAGACTAACAAAAGAAAATTCTGCTGTTGATACCGCGATCAATTATCAAACCGGCCTAAATCGCTGGCACGGAATGATTGAATTTGCTCTTGAAACGGGTGTTTGGGAAAAGTCTGGAACACGGATAAAAATCCACACAGACGAATTACTTTTTCCCAAAGCAATAATGAATAATGTTGAAAATATTTTCAGTTCTGATATACTATCTAAAATTGATTCATATTGTAACAAGAAATTCCTTTACGGGAATGCACAAGAAAATTCACAAGAAAAGGAGAACCTTGATGGAGAATCCAGTTCAGACAGTGATAACAACGATTCGGGCAAAGAAGTCTAATGACAAACTGGTTTTTGAAATTCTTGATGGTCCGTTTGAAGGAGTGGAATATTCTATTAATGAAGATTCACTTTCAGTAGAAGGCGAAGATGTTACATTTATGTATGAAATCAGCAATCCAGACATTTATCGTGCTGCTGCAAGAAATATGCTGGAGCGTATTATCAAGTCGGATGTTATCAAGCGGATTGAAAATCATGTAAACGAAAAACTTGGTACAAATGGGTGACATAGAAGCACAAGAACTGTCAAGAGTAGAAGACCTTATATTTAATGGATTGGTTAATAATGACAACTATTTTTATAAGGTCTTTCCTTTCCTCAAAGAAGAATATTTTGACGATAAAGAAAAGGTAATATTCAAAATATTCAAATTTCATCATGATAAGTTTGATAAAAAAGCAACACCAGAAATCCTTGAGGTTTATCTTGACAAATACAGAAATACCAACGAAACACTCTTTTCTGCTGCAACTGATTTTTTCTTTAAGGTCAAACCAGAACGACCAACTTTAGATTATGATTGGTTGACCGATGCAACGGAAGAATATTGTCAAGACAAAGCCTTATATAATGCACTTGCAAAAGCAGTTTCAATTTATGACAGGGAAACAGACGAACAACCGAAATCAAGCATTCCTGAAATTCTCCAAGAGGCACTAGGAGTAACATTTGATAATGACAATGGTCTTGATTATTTTGAGGACGCACAAAAAAGATTTGAACGTCTTCATTTAAAATATGATAAAGTTCCTTTTTTGTGTGACGTTTTAAATGAAATTACTGATGGCGGATTTGAATTAAAGACGGTTAACTGTTTTTTGTCGGCAACAAATGTTGGAAAGTCTGCCATGATGACATGGCTTTCAACAGAGTATTCATTACAAGGAAAGAAGGTTCTTTACTTGACAATGGAAATGGCTGAAGAAAAGATTGCTCAACGAATGGATGCTTGTTTGTTCAATCGTACTTTGTCACAAGTTAAGAATATGGACCAAGATGAATTTCTTGGTAGTGTTCATAATTTGACAAAAAAAGGAATGGGCAAGATCATAGTGAAAGAGTTTCCAACAGCATCCGTTCATATGGGACATGTTGAAGCGTATTTGCGGGAGTTAAAACTAAAAAAGAATTTTGAACCCGATGTGGTAATGCTTGACTATTTGAATATTTGTTTATCAAAGCGCGTTTCGTTGAATAAAGGAACATATATGTTCGTCAAATCAATTGCGGAAGAATTTCGTGGTTTAGCAGTGAAAAACAATTTTTGTGGAATTACTGCTGTTCAGGGTGATCGTTCAACCATTGAGTCCTCTGATATTGGATTACAGAATGTTGGCGAGTCAAAAGGTATCAACGATACAGTGGATTTCATGCTTGGTCTTATGGCTCCTGAAGAAATAAAATCGCAGGGTATCATGCTCTGCAAACAACTCAAAAGTCGTTATGGAGATGCAAACAGAAAGAAGCGATTCGCTTTGATATTTGATTCTGAAAAAATGAAGTTTGAAGATTCTTCCGATTTAAAAATAGAAGGATTCAATGCTCCTAAAGGAGATAAGAACAAAGATGTCCCTTTATTTGATAAAAGCACAAACAACAGAATTATTGAAGAAAATTTAGGAGATAAGACCAACGATTTATTAAACAGTGGTATCAAGTGGTAAAATGAAAGATGGTGTTTTGGTTTTACAATTATCAAAATGCCATCTTTTCATTGCTGATATTCCTCCTTCTTTACCACAAACGGGGCAAATAACAATTTCTGTTTGTTTATGTTTTTTGTGGGTTTTACGTCGTCGCTCCATTTTGATTCTTTCAATATCCTGATTTGGTTTTAATAAACAGTTATCAAAATGATTTCTAGTCATTGCCGGTTTTCCGCCCTCTTTATTACAATGAGGGCATTTTACAATTTCATGTTTAGTGCCAAGGTGTGCTTTGCTCATATTTTGTTTTGCTGTATCTGTGTGTTTATATCCTTTTATTGCTAAAGCGTTATTCCTTTTATGTTCTTCAGTTCTTGGTGGTTTCTTTTTCCCAGCATTCTTTTTACTAATTTTCTGTTTTGTTTCTTCTGTATGATGTTTCCCATACATTGGATGATTTTCGCCAGAACGAGAAAGACTCATCTTCTTTTTTGCTTCTTCCGTGTGTTTTCTTCCTCTATTGGCATCACCAATTTTTTGTTTAGTTTCTTCAGTATGTTCTTTGTCATAAAAACTATTTAACTCTCCTTTTTTGGTTTTGCCTATTTTGCTTAATTTCTTCTTTGTTTCTTCGGAATGAAAACTCGGTCCCATGCCGCCGCCACAACAATTATATGTATCTTTACGTGCAATAAATGCTTTATTTACAATTTCTCTTTCTTTGGCATAAGCCTCTTCGGAAGTATAATAAACAAAAAGAGTTTCACGAATAAAATTTTCTTTACCGTATTTTTTAATAGCCATATTTAATGCCATACCACTTCCTAGGTAACCTTCAAAGAGAATTGGGAAATGAAATTTTTGGTGATGCACGCCAATATAGATTTTCTGATTGACAAGATTGGTAGTTTTGTATACAATATAAATATGATTAGATTCTGACATGCTATATCTCCAGTATAGAAGTTAGGATTTAGGTTTATGGGGAATTCCCGTTCCCCATAAACCGTTTCTTATATTATTTATACAAATCAAACAATGCTCCTAAAGACGGAAAACAGGAAAGTGATACACCAATTTTTGACAGAGGAACGAATAATAGAATTCTTGAAGAGAAACCAGATATAACAGGAGATGCAACAAAAGCACTTCTTTCAGGAGGGATAAAATGGTAATTTATCAATGGTTCAATACAGTAAAAGGAATTGATGCATTCGGAAGAGAGGTTCCTATTAGAATTCTATGCGAACTTCCGGATGTTGACATTCCTAGTTATATGAGAAAGAGACTTCCGCCTTCTTTTAAAACAGATTTTGATTTAATTGACGAATTTATAAAGGAAAACGACGCATGGGAAAAATGAAAGGAGTAAACGTTTATGTGATTTCCGACATTCATCTTGAATTTTATGATGGTATCGGTGGTTATGAAGTAATGAAAAAGATTGCTGATCAAGTAAACCGATTTGAATGTAATGTTGTCGTGATTGCCGGTGATCTTTGCCCGATTAGGTGGGCAAGACAAGTTTTGAATAAATTTGCTGAAATGGTTCCTGATAGTGATATTTTGTATGTCCCTGGGAACCATGAATTTTATGGAGAAAATTATGCAAGAATAAATAGAGACAAGCTCAATATTATTGTTCGGGAAGATTTGAATGATCGGGTTTTTATGTTGGATCGTTCAACGTATAGTAAGAATGGTGTTGTTTTTCATGGAATTACCGGATGGATAGACGAATCATGGCAACGAATTCATTTTGATGAAGACATGGTTGAATATAATTTTTACAGAAGGCAATATTCTGATTTTTCTCTAATCAAGAATTTTCAATTGACTCTTGAAAAAGGAAAGTCAGACTTTAAATGGCTTTGTAACCAATTGAATAATTACAAAGAGTTAAATGCTCGAATTCAAGAATATAATGTTTATCAGAATCAAATTGTGATAACTCATTTCATGCCATGTAAAGAATTCATTCATCCAAGGTTTCTCAAAAGCAAAATAAATAATTGTTTTGCGAACGATTGGAAAGAGAAGATCAAAAATCTTGGGGTAGATTATTGGATTTATGGTCATACTCATGACAAAAGCATTAAGACAGAAAACGAAACAAAATTCATTTGCAACCCGGTTGGTTATCCCCATGAGCCAACGTATTCATTAACGGCTTACGTCATTAACCTCTAAAAGGAAGAAAAATGGAAACACCACAGGAATCAACCCTTGACATTTTTGATTATTACACTATAATGGACAGAACGTCGGTTATTTTAAACAATTTCGGAGATGTTGCGGTTCTGGCTGAAAGCTGTCCCGAATTGTCTGCTAAAGCAGATTCGTTGACAGAAGCGATTGCCGATTTTTATCAAAGTGCTGCTGATCGTTTCAATAAGGAACTTGATGATATTGATGATGGTGGAGAATATAATGAAGAGGATGAAGAGAGTTAAACTGTCTTCAATTATTACTGATTGACACAAAAAGCAGAAGGATTTCCTTCTGCTTTTCTTTTTAAAGGAGAAAAGGAATGATTAAATCTTGCCTTACACACTATGACCTTGGCGGAGTTTCTTGTGCTATAGTATTAAACAAAGTTTTTGAATTTGATCAGATTTTAAGGGGAGGATACGGTCGTATTCCAGAATTGATTGACAAAATTCCTGATGATGCTTCCATTATTGTCGCTGATTTGGTTATTTCAGAAAGTGATTATGAAAAACTTTTAGACAAGTCTAAAGGAAAATTGATAGTCATTGACCACCATCCTGAAACCAATAAGCTCAAAGAAAAATATCCGAAGCATCCAATTTATTACGCAGAAGACAAAGCAGGAGTAATGCTCTGTTATGAATTATTACAAAAGAAAGGAATGAAATTTTCGCTTGACATGTATGAGTTATCAAGATATGCTAACGCATACGATTTGTTTAAGCGCAAAGAAGAGAAAGCATTATTCACTGAAGGGTTTAACTTGAATCTTCTTTTCTGGAAATATCATTTTGATGCTTTTTTTGATCGTTTTCAGCACGGATTTGATGGATACACCGAAGAGGAACTTAAATTTATCGGATATTCGCGGAAGATGCAGAAAGAAATGTTAGAATCCGCAAACTATCACGAATTTTTGGGGAACAATTCAAAAGCTCTTGTTTCTGTTCTTGACAATTCTTCAATAATCAATGAAGTTCCTTACTATAAGACTGGATATGATGTTTATTTTATGATCACCAAGTTCAAAAATAACATTAATATCAGTGTCCGGGCAGGAGATAACGGCCTCATTATAAATTCTCCATGCAAAGAAATTGAAAAATCAAAATATGTTTCAAGCGCAGGCGGACATCCTCAAGCATGTGGTATAACAGTTGACGCGGACACTCCTGATGCTGATCTAACCCGAATTATTTTGACTTATTATAAACTATTAGAGGAAACAAATGCCGATATCCTTAACAGAAAAACAAAAAGCCGCAGTTGAAGCAGTTCTGAACTTGATCACTGAAAAGAATCTTGCTGGAGAGATTCCAGAAGATTCTTGGAAAAAAGCAATCGTTGATTGTGATTTGCGGGTTCCGTGGAAAGTTTTTAAGCCGTATCTTCGTGAAGATAATTCTATTTGGTATGAAGACTTTCTGGAACTATGTAAAGAAGCCAACATTGCTTATGTTTCTAATGCTGACATGGATGCTGCTGCTAATACCCTGATTGACGAAATGATATCTTCTGATGAAGAATTGGAAGAAGATCAGGAAGATGACCAAGAAGAAACTGAGGACACTGAGGAAATTGATACAACTCCAAAGAAACTTCTGAAAGATATTGGGATTGATAAATTTCATTATCCGGAAATTGTTCTTGAATCTGATACAGAAGATAAGTATATTAAGTCAAGAAAACGCCACCGGATCAAAGAACGAGATCGGTTAAACTTTAATAATCCAATTTACATATTAGAAGTTATTGACTCTTTGAATGAATCAAGTGTTATCGGTGCAACTCTCAGTCTGGTTAATGCTTGGAAAATGAGAAAGCGAGCATTACACGACCACGGAGATACAGAGTTTGAGGATTTTGAATTTGAACTTGAAACAAAAGGGGCGGTTGTGATACGGTCAAATCAAATTAAGACTCTCCGTTGTCGTATTCAAAAATTTGAACTTGCGAGGTAAATGATGGAATTAGACCACACAGATTTTGAAGAAATGAAAGATGCTCTTTTTTCAGAAATGTATAAAGAATTAGACGCAAAAGATTTTAAAGAATTATTTAAACATGGTTTTGTGTTTGGTTCTGCTGTTTTTGGTGATAAAAAAACAGCAAAAGATTATGATATTGCCGCGTATTTTGAAAGCCGGTCTTTTATTCAAGACTTATTGGACGAAAAGAAAATTATTTACACAAACGGTTATAACAGTGACGATTACTTTGGATGTTTTTATGGAAAATGTCGCGGTGTTGTCGTTAATATTCTTGATTTTTATACAAAAGAGCGATTTGAAAAATACATGAAAGCAACAGAAATAATGACATATCTATATAAACACGATGGGTTCAAATCCCGGATGAATGATAAGCGTTTTAGGGTTCGTTTGTTTGAATTTTTTGTTGACGAACTCTAAAAATCAGCTATAATAAAAAATAAAAACGTTTTCAACCCAAATACAAAGGAGAAATTATGTCAACTGCATCCTCGTCGTCTTCTAGTGGTATTGGTTTTACTGGTCTTCTGACCATCGCATTCATCGTACTCAAATTGACTGGGCATATTACATGGTCTTGGATGTGGGTACTTTCACCAATCTGGATTTCTATCTGTATTGCAATCGTGTTTCTTATTGGATTTGCAATTTGGTGCTGGAGGAATAACTGATGTACATGATATCTTGGGACCGTATT